CGGATAGTATCTGTGCGTGATTAAAGTACCCAACGCATGTAGACGACCATGCCGAGGTGTTTGTTTGAGTAGACGTGTATGCGGTATCGATGACCGGAAGCGCATCCATCTTGACACCAACGAGCAACTCAAGGCCATCCGTGCCGCTCTCCAGCTTATTCAGCCCGTCACGCAATGCAGTCCATGCGCCCCATGTGGCATCATTCGGAGCTCGGTAACGGATGCTGCTATCAGCAACTCGAAACTCAATATCAGCAACAGCAGACGGGGTTATAACCATCGTCCACGATCGACTGCCTGCAATCTCAAGCCATGAAGCGGGAGAGCTTGTCGGGAACTTTACATAGCCATTACCAAGCGCAGTAATTGAATCACCGATGTAAGCAATAGTCGGCTTGCGAACCTGCCCCAGATTACCGAGGCCAAGCATGGCGTGCTCTTTGATGTGCTTAGATACGGTCATTGATTACACCTGCAATGTCGGGATAGTGACAGATGTGATCTTCCCGTCTGTGTATGTATACGTTTCTCGGAATACGTCGGCACCAACGGTGTAATCGATAAAATCAACCTCTGCACCGCTCCACGTAATTTCATACGGCGTACCATCTTCGATGAATATCCCGGCTTTGTTTGTGATCATGGTCATATCATTTCTCCTTTTTTGCTGATTTTGGCGGTGTTGGCCAGTCAATTTTCTGGGGGAATGTTGGCTGTGCCGGTACGTCGCGCAATGCCTGCCGGTATGTAATCCATTCAATGCGTGTTTTTTCATTCATTGGCGCATCAGGCAACACAATCCAATCTGAGGCATATAGCAGCGAGTTTCTTTCTGCCCTGACAACAGCCGCAAGATACGCATCATCAGGGACAACCCTGACAGCAAGCACAGGCTTCCCGTTCTTGTCGGCAACTATCGGACGCCCGCTAGACTGACCCGCCAGCAATTCCCTGTGGTAGTCCTTGGTAATCTCGACAGCATCGGACGGTATTTTATCCCCGTGGATTTCCAGCGAGTAAAAGCCTTTTGTCTTTGCGGAATAATACATATCAATACCCTATCGCAAACCAGCCAATATCCTGCGTATTTGCAGCCCATTGCACAATGTTGAACCCTGCAACCGTCGGCGTGTTTGTTGTTGTGAAACAGTTTGCGCCTGTCTGTGTTGAATTTATAAAGTGAGCGCAAGACAAAACATTTGCAGTCGGAAAAGCAACCGGCAAAGTAATAGCAACAGTCGAGCCAGCCCCGCAGCTCTGTTGACCCCATTGCAGAATCAATCCGCCGGGGAACTTTTGGTAACCGGGTGAGGCCAACGATTGCCGACCTGTATCAGTGAATAATTTCATCACCTTCAAAGCGGTCATTATCCTTTCGTCATCCGTGCCTGCTAATGCTTCTGCCTGTGTGGCGATTTCAGCCATGCCAGCTACTGTTTCAGTGGCCGCCGGATACGCATCATCCAGTGCCCACTTTGTAGGGTCAGACGGGGGGAGTACGTTATTGGCTGCAACAAGCGAGCGGTAAATGTTCCACGTCGCCCCAGCGTCGGCTGTGTACATTACCCGCGCTCCTTTCATGTACGAAAAGGCAACTCCGCCATTATCCGCAGCGGTGATAAATTCTGGCACACTGTATTTCTGGTACTGTTGCACAGCACTGGAAATGTCATAATAAATCTGGTTTGTCTCATCCCGTGGAACAGGTTTACGGCTTGGGTCTGTTTTTGGCAGCTCATAATCAGGCGGGAAGCCCTCTTCATAGCTGACATACCCAGACGGATCAATAGCATCAGGTACGGCAGTCTTGTTACCTGAAACCCCAAAAGCAAACCTGAAAAACTTACTCGCTAAATACATGATTACGCTCCAAATGAACCTTCTTCAAAACCTTCATTGTCAATGCCAAAATCAAAAATATCAGCAGGGTTATATGACAAATCCACACCTACAGTCGCCGGACGCGGCAACAAATCCAGATACTCAAGGACAAACCTTAGTGCCGCTGGTGGCTCAAAATAAAAAGCATAAACCAATGGCCCCATCGTCTGGTTATCTCCTGCATACACCTGACCATAATCGGCAAACACGCTTGATAGAAACTCGTTTGTCTGCCATGCGCACGGTCTGCACGTTATCTGGTAATACCTTAGCCGCAACGCTATGCGCGCCATTTCGACCGACAGATTGATAACCGTTCCGATCGATGGTGTACCAAATGAACCCTCCTCAAACCCGTCATTATCAATACCAAAACAGAATATGTCCTCACCGTCTGACGGCTCAAGTGTTACATTTAGTGGCAATCCCAAAATAATTGCCCACACGTTAAGCCCAAACTGGTTAGCAGTCAGCAGATTGAATACGTTATCATACCAGTCTTGCCAGAATTCGGTCTGGTTAATATCATACCAGTCTTGCTTTTGCTGTAAAACTGATTGCAGATTCTCCGCATCGTTATACTGCCACAACAAGGCACGCATAAGATTAACCGAAAAATCATAGCTCTCGATCTTCACGCAACAACCACCGTAATATGCCCAACTGTCACGCTGGCCAGATCATCAATAGCCAGAGCGATCTCCGTCGTAACGTATGTAATGCCGTCAGACGACACCTCGACCTTTTGAACGTAAAGCCCAGGCACTTCAATCGCGATCGCCCCGGCAATCTCAAACGGGGAAACAGACTCTCCAACCTTGAAGCCTTCCATGCCGTCAATTTCACCGGCAGCATAAGCAAGGATTGCATTCTTAACGTCCGTCGATGGATCGCTGACAGCAGACCGAACGGAGACAGTAGCACGCACCCACACAGGAAAATCGGTAGGCCGGTCAAATAGCACGGTAAAATCTTGTCCGCTCCATGGGTTTGTGACAACAACAGATTCCGCGCCATTCCACGCCGCGCCATCGGTTTTATTCTTGGCAAGGCTTGTCGCTATCAGCGTGTCATCGCCGCCGTCAATGCACACCCAAACGCTATGAGCAACCATTGAAATGCCTTCAATCACCTCTGTTGTTGGCTCGATGTTTTCAAGATACTGCAAAGACTTAACGCCCTCGATTTCGTACAAGCCGGAAACCTGAGCCTCTACAGTCGATATTGATTGCAGTGCCAGTGTGTTTCGCCTCAGTACCCGTAATTCCTGATCGCTGAAAGCCTCGCGCCCGAGAACAGCCGCCGCCGGATTAGTGACGGTTTCCCATCCGAGAACACCGGTAACAATCGTTGTCAGTGCGCCAATGGCAGCGGGGACTGCCCCGTATTCAACAGACTGGAAATTACCCGTTACCGTTCCACCCGATCCAATCGTGACCGACGTTACCAGCTCGAACAGATCACCGGCAGCGGTAGACGCACGCGCCCCAGCCGTAACGATGGCACCGGCAACGCCTGTTAGCGTCACCCCATCAACTGTAGATCGCGCAGCGCCGTCAGTGTCCAGCCCTGTCAATGCGCAGATAGCACGCAGAAACATGCCGCCTGCCAGATTCGGGTTTATCTGGTTTGCCATTGCCGCGTTATTATTGATCACCGCAATACGGGCAAGCGTTTCACCGGTAATTAAAACGCCTTGCGGGGTTTCCGAATCCGTCGGCATGTCATCGCCAAACGCCGCCTTGTATTCATCCTGCACGCCGGTAAGAATCGTGCTCGTATCTGGCACAATTACGCCGGTCTCGTCGATGTATTGGTAATTAGCCACTAATAGAACCCTCGCCGTAAATCGTGCGGATTACCACATTATAACGCAACTCCCCGCTCACGACCTCAGAAACGAGCGCCAGAATTTCAGTAACGCCGGGCACTCTTTGCAGCGCAACATAAGCAGCCGCTTCCCATCGTGGAATATCTTGTGCCAGCCATACCGTTTCCAGTGTAGGCATTCCGCGATTCATCGCCAGCACCATTTCACCAAGCTGCGCTTTTATGGCCTGTTCACATTGCTGGAGAGTCTGATAGATACCGCCAACAGTGGCAAGGTTTCGCGTGTCATCAAGGTATAAATCGCTTCTTTCGTTCACTGCCAAAGCTGTCATGTCGGGTATCCCGTGTCGTATATTCCAGTGGTCACGCCGCTGTGCGTGTGGGTGTCGCCGATGCTTGTGCCATTGTGCGTTACCGATCCACCGGTTGCAGCAACTCCGGCAGAAGACAGATTAAACACTGTCGCGCCGATTGTCACGGTCAGCCCTGTACCGTCCATTACCATCACTGCCGATCCGTATGTGACTGTCAAGCTAGCATCAGTCATAACTGACGTTGCAGCCCCAATGGTGGCCGTTAATAAATCCTCTTTCAGGCTAACGGATGAAGTGGCCGCCGTCAGCTTAACCTCGTCGGTAAATAATTCTATCTTGTGCGTGCCGTCAAGGCTCTGAATTGTCGCCTCTGAATCTGCATCCGACAGCGTGTATTTTGCGAACTGATCTGGGATGAACTTGCCATCCGAGAAACTGTGAAGCCGCACGGTATTAGGGCTGGATTCCTGCATCCCCTGTTTGAATATGGAAATATCCCGATCGCTGGCTTCGATCCAGCCAATATCACCGGGCATGATTTTGAAATGTATTGCCGCCTGACCGCCGCCCAACGACACAACGGGAATGGAAACAAGCTGTGCACGGCTTACTGATTCGCCCTTGGTCGTCAGCATTTGAACCAATGGCTGAACGGTCGCGATGTTGGTGGCTCGGTCGTATGCGATAACCTTGGCAGGTAATTGCCCGTCAACGCTCTGCAAGTGCTTTTTCAGGACGGACGCAAGCACCCCTTGTAGGCTTCCCTCGTTTGCCGGGTCTTTGCTTGGTGGCGTGATTTGCTCGGTCATGCCGCGTCGTCCTGTGCCGTCGTGCTGTTCAGTCGAGGCGTTTTGCCGTCCAGCCTCTTGCCTTCCGGCATCCAGTAAAAAGGCACATCACGATTGGACAGATCAAAGCCAAGCTTGTAAATGCAATACTGCCCGTTCACCGTCGGGTAAATTGCGCTCGTTACATCCATCGCCCCGCCGATTGTCATGCGGGTGTCAAAAAGAACCGTACATTTCACGCCCTGTTCGTTGATTTCAGGAATGCCAATCATTCCTGTGTCAGCATTCACAAACGCCAGCACGCCGGTCATGGGTACGTTGTAATCTTTCACGACAAGCGTGTTGCCGTCTATGTAGACCGAAACCCCGCCGCTGTCCTGCAATGCCTTAACCTGCTTTTCAGCCGCGCCGGAAAACGAGTAACTGCCTATCTGTTTGTCCTTGGCTTCCATTTGCAGTGTGAGCCCCATACTAGCGGCTGCCTGCTTTGCAATCGTTCCCAGAGAGGCCGTTGCGGGCTGCGTGTGGGCAACCGCTTTGCCTTTCAGGTATTGCGCTGTCTTGGCTTTCAACGTCAGCATAATATCGGGTGGCTGCGACGGCTTGCACTCGGTTATATCACCACGGAAAACCTCGGTGTAGCCAGTAGACACGCGCCCAGCCTCAACGATTACCAGCTTCCGCGCTTCATTGTCATTAAACGGAGACGTTTCCGTGATGAGGTAATCACGATCCGCTTTCGAGAGGTTGCCAATCTGGATTTCGCAT